CAGGCTCATAACGGTATTTACATTAGAACATCATCAACTGTATTTACAAGAGCAACAGACTTTGATACAATTGCTGAAGTTGCTTCAGGAGATTTCTTATTCGTTGAAGAAGGTACTGTAAACGGTGCTAACGGTTTCGTTCAAACAGAAACTACAACTGCTATTGGTACAAGTAACATTATCTTTGAACAGTTTTCAGGTGCTGGGCAAATCACAGCTGGTAATGCATTAAGTAAATCAGGTAATATTTTAGATGTAAATGTTGATGGTTCTTCAATTGAAGTTACTGCTGATGCATTGAATGTTAAAGCATTAGGTATTACAAATGCAATGTTAGCTGGTTCAATTGCAACATCTAAATTATCAAATCCAGTTTTATACTTTACAGACGAAAGTTCTACACAAGGACAAGTTTCATTAGAAGGTACTTTAGAGTTTCTTGCTGGCGAAGGTATTAATACAGTCGTTTCAGGAAGTACAATTACCATTTCAGGTGAATTAGCATCAACTTCAAATGTTGGTGTTGCTTCATTTAGTTCAGACAACTTTGCCGTAAGTGGTGCAGGTGAAGTTACAGTAATTAAAGTTGACGGAGAAACATTTTAATGTGGCAGGCAATTAAAAAGTTCTTTATTTCTGGTGCTCCAGGAATTAAGAGAAAACCTGAGATTGATGTTAAAGGTTTAGAAAAGAAAACAAAAGTAGAATTAGAAAAACTTGGTAGAAAAGTTGGTGTTGAATTAGATAGAAGACTAACTAAGGCCAAGTTAATACAACAAATTAAGAAACAAGTTAAGTAATGGCAACAGTAATACTACCAAAAAGGTCAGAAACAGCATTAGCAGTTCCGTCAGCAGGTTCTTTAGAAGCTGGCGAATTAGCAATGAACATTACAGACGGTAAGTTTTATACAAAAACTTCCGGTGGTGTCGTAAAAGAAATTGGTGGTGCAGGTGCCGTAACATTACAAGATGTTACTACTTCAGGTGCAGTAACAAATAATGATATTGTACTTGATGGTTCAGATTTAATATTTGAAGGTGCATTAGCAAACGCCTTTGAAACAACTTTAACAGTACAAGAACCGACTAAAGATAACACAATCTCATTGCCTGACCAATCAGGTACAGTTGCAATGGACGGTGATGCTTTAGCATACGCTATTGTGTTTGGAGGATAATAAGTGGCTAGTAGTTTTAAAAACGCAGGTTTAGATGTTGGCGTTTTAGATGACGCAACAGGAAATATTTACACAGCTTCAGGCTCAGGTGTAACTGCTGTTATTCACGCTGTTTATATCTCAAATAAAAGTTCAACAAATGCAGCTAAAGTAAATGTAAAAGTTACCACAGATGGTGGTTCAACTTTTTATCATGTAGGTAGAAGTTTAAATGTGGCTGCTAACAATACATTAGTTTTAGACAAACCAATCAATTTAGAAAATAATGATATTCTCAGAATATATGCTGACCCAAATCCAGATTCCTCTTCAGTAGATGTTGAGGCATATGCAAGTATATTGGAGATTAGTTAATGGCTACTTTAGGATATGTAGTACCAGAAGGACAACAATCTAAAGAGACCTTTCACGCTCTTAGAAGAACAACTGAGGGTATGCTGTATTATACAAAAATAGATAAAGATAGCACAGAAACTATTGATTATCAAAATGGTTCGCCTACTGATATGAACGGCACATCTCAAATATCCAGAGATTTTGAATATACAGATGATGCTCCTTTTGTACAATCAGGTGAAACTCAATATGAAACTGGTGATGGTTCAACTCTAGCGTTTACTATGAATGAACCAGTTTTAGATGATACAAGAGTTTGCGTGTACTTAGATGGAGTAAAACAGATTTTAGGAGAACAATTTACATATAGTTCTCCAACGGTGACATTTATTGCAAAACCTAAATCAGGTGCTCAAATTGCAATTTGTAAAGTAGATAAAAAATATAAAAATTACGATAATGACTTTTATCATCAATTTAGACATGAAAGCGGTGATGCAACTTACTATGTTGATGACAATGGTTATTTTGTTAAAAGGGAAAATAGAAGTAGGGGTGCAACAGCCTTGACAAGTGATGATTTTTCTACATTTGATAGTACATCAACTGTATCGTCAACATCTTGGCAAAGCGCAGTATAAACTCGTATAAATAGTATTAGTAATTAAAGGTAAACCATGGCAGATTTTAAACTAGGTCGAATTAAATTTAAATGGAGAGGCAATTGGGCTACTAGCACATCATACTTAATTGATGATGTGGTTAAGTACGGCGGTAATACCTATGTGTGTACGGCTAACCACACATCTCCTTCAAACGAAAACTTATTCTACACAAATCCAGGAACATATACAGATTATTGGTCTTTACAAGCAGAAGCACTATTTTTTAAAGGTGCATACGCAGACGCTACATGGTATAAATTAAATGACCTAGTATCTTACGGTGGTAAAAACTATCGGGTAACAACTGCTCATACATCTTCAAGTGCAGTATTAAATCAATCAAACTTTGAACAATATAATGATGGTTTAACTTTTAGAGGCGATTACGCTAACTCAACACAGTATAGATTAAATGATATTGTAAAATACGGTGGAAGACAATACAGATGTACAACTGAGTACACATCTTCTACTGAAACAATGGACTTAACAAAGTTCTCATTATTTGTTGATGGTTTAGATTTCAAAGGTGATTGGGCATCTTCACAAACTTATAAATTAAATGATGTTGTAAAATACGGTGCTTATCAATACAAAGTAACTACAGCACACACTTCAACATCAACATTTGATGAAACAAAATTTACAGTATATTCTGAAGGCCTACAATGGGAAGACAATTATAATGCTGGCACAACATACCAAGATGGTGATATAGTATCTTATGGTGGTTACACATATGTTTATGTAAATTCAACACCAAGTGCTGGTAATACTCCAACAGACAATTCATATTGGGATGTAATCACAACTGGTTATAATAATACTGGTGATTTCTCTTTTGGAACAGCTTATAAAACTGGTGATGTTGTTAATTATGGTGGTAATGTTTATGTTGCAGTAAACAATCACTCAAACGAATATCCAGCAAATACAGATGGTACTACAAATACAACAAACTTTAATCTATTAGTTAAAGGATTCAATTATCGTACTGGTGGTTACAACGCAGCCACAACTTATAATATTGGTGATGTTGTAAGATATGTTTCTACTTCTTATGTGATGTTGAAAGATAGACAAGTCAATGTCACTCCAGGTTCAGACGCTACAGTATGGCAAGTTGTTGCTCAAGGAGATACAGGTGCCGTATTAAATACAAGAGGTGATTTAATTTACCAAGATGCAGCCGCAGCTGCAAGATTGCCTATCGGCGTAGTTGGTTCAGTTTTATCTACAGACGGTACAGACCCTATTTGGTCAAATGCTGAAGGTAAAAATGTTCTTTATGTTGCAAACTCAGGTTCAGACAGTAATCCAGGTTCACAATTTTTACCATTTAAAACAATTTATAAAGCACTATCAGTTGCAACTTCAGGAGATGTTGTTGACTTTGATACAGTTACAGGTGGTACAGGCGGTACTCCAGGAACTTATGACATTACACAAACAGGCACAGATGGTTCAGGAACAGGCGTTCAAGCAAGAGTAGTTTTAGATGGTTCATCTACACCAACAGTTACAATTACAAATGGTGGTTCAGGCCACGCAGCTGGTGATGTAATCACATTTTCAGATAGTGGTTCACAATTAGGTGGTGCAACTTCAATTACAATTACAGTAGTTTCTGCTTCAGTTGGTGATGTTGTTTATGTTAAAAATGGTGTTTATAGAGAAACATTACCTTTAAGAGTTCCTGCTGGTGTTACAGTACAAGGTGAAAGTTTAAGAGGTACTGAGGTAAGACCTAACTCTGGAACAGGTCATCAAGTCGCAACAGTTTCAATCAATTCAAATACAAGTGGTGCAACAGACGGCACATATAATTATGTTCACGGTACTTCAACAACATCTACAAATGGTATTGCTTCATCTTTTGTTGCAAATATAACAGTTTCAAGTGGTGCTGTTTCAGCAGTAACAATTTATCACGGCGGTACAGGATTTGTAGTTGCTGATACAATTACAATTGCAGCTGCAGATATTGGTTCAGGTACAGGTGATTTAGTATTAGATGTAGATAGTTTAGAAAATAATAATGCTTCTAATATGTGGTTGTTGAATAATCAAACAAACCTTGTTCAAATGTCAATGAAAGGTTTAACAGGAACACCAACTGCTGGTGGCACAAGTAAAGCTTCTGTAACATCATTAGACCCTAGTGGTTCAATTACAACCGCTTCACCTTATATTCAAAACTGTTCGTCTGTAAATTCCAGTGCAACTGGTATTCAGATTGACGGACTATTACACAGTTCAGGCAATAAATCAATTCTTGCAAATGACTTTACACAAATTAACTCCGATGGCCGTGGTGTTCATGCATTAGGCGGTGGTCGTGGTGAAATGGTTTCTATCTTCACATACTATTGTGATAAATCATTCTATGCAGAATCCGGTGGTTTTATCAGAGGTCTAAACTGTTCATCTGCTTATGGTGAAAAAGGTGCTGAAGCGGACGGAACACTTGCTTCTGAAAGTGCTGTTACAGTACAGGCAAAAGGTGAAATTCTAAAATATGATGCAACAACATTTGTAGGTGCAGCTACAGAATCCGATATACAGGATATGATTGCTACACAAGCACAAGGTACAGCTACAATTGTTGGTGATACTTCAGGTGCAACTGCTAATATTCATAGAACAAATATTTCGTTAGACTATCTACACATCAATGGTAGAACAGGTAACTTCCAACAAGGTGAAACTGTTACTATCACAAAAGAAGATAGTTCTACATTCCAAGTACAATTAGATAGTTCAGTTGGCGATAGTTCAGCTGCTCAGGTTGGTCAGATTGGTCCACTTATTACTTTGGATTCAAGTGATGCAACATTAGAAAGTGCAACTGCTATTACAGTTGGTGCTAATATTCAATTTGCTGGCGACAGTACATATTATAGAGTATCTGCTGTATCAGAAACAAACACAGGTACAAGAATTGCAACGGTTCGTTTAACAACATCAATTACTGAAGTTAACGCAATTGCTGATAACACAACAACTACAATTACAACAAATTTTTCAAATGTTCGATTAACAGGACACGACTTCTTAGATATTGGTACAGGTGATTTCACTACTACAAATTATCCAGGAGGTCCTTCTCAGCCGGCTTCACAAGATGATGAGGTTACTGAAACAAATGGTGGCCGTGTTTACTTTACATCAACTGACCAAAAAGGTGACTTTAGAGTTGGTGACCAATTTAGAATTGAACAGGCAACAGGTATTGCAACTCTAAACGCAGACGCATTTGACCTTTCAGGTTTGACTGAGTTACAACTTGGTTCTATTGGTGCTGAGTTAGGTGCAACAATTAACGAATTCTCAACTGACCAAACATTGTCTGGTGATAGTAATACT